CGGAGCGTCTCATGCCCCGAACATGGCATACTGAACCACAGAAGGGAATCTTGTGTCAGGTGGCGAACACTAGAATTGGCATCGCCACGCAACACTAAGGCGGCAAAGAAGGGATTCTTGTACAGGTGATTCGCTATAACAGCGCATTTCTTCAAGTAAGAGATTTCAGAAATATCAAAAAGTCAATAGCACTTTGTTGCGAATCCGTCCCATCCGCCACGTCGGCGGCTTCCTCGTCTGGGAAGCGCTGCGCGACTATTGCCGCAGCACCGTCATCCTGGCCTCCGGCAACCTGCAACCCGGCACCATTCTGGGCAAGATCACCGCCTCCGGCAAATACGCCGCCCACGATCCCGCCGCTGCGAACGGCACCCAGACGGCAGCGGCCGTCTTGTGGGACAGTGTCGATGCCAGCGGCGGCGATACCAATGCCGTCGTGCTGATCCGCGGCCCCGCCATCGTCAACCAATACGAGATCAGCATCCCCGGCACGCCCACCGCGCCGCAGATCGCCGCCGCACATGCGGCCCTGCTGACGCTCGGCATCCTCGTCCGCTAACCCCAAATCAGGAGGCACCCCATGGCAACCATGGACATCTTCGAAGGCGATGCCTTCTCGATCATTGAACTCACCCGCGCGCTGGAAAACATCCCCTACAAGCCTGCCACCCTGTCGGGGTCGGGTCTGTTCGGGCCGCGTGGCGTCCGCTCACGCACCGTGGTCATCGAGAGCCGCGACGGCACGCTGTCGCTGATCCCGTTCTCCGAACGGGGCTCGGCTTATGACCAGCAGACCCCCGAACGTCGTGATGTGCGCGCCTTCGTCTGCCGCCAGTTCAAGAAACAGGACGTGATCTGGGCCTCGGAAATCCAGCAGGTCCGCGACTTCGGTTCCGAAAGCGCCACCCAGCAGGTGCAGGCGGAAGTTGCACGCAAACTCGGCCGCCTGCGCAACGACGCCGAGACCACCTTCGAGTATCACCTCTTCAATGGCATCCAGGGGCTTGTGAAGGACCCGCGCGATGGGGCCACGGTAATCAACTACTTCACCGAGTTCGGCATCGCCCCGGCAGCGGAAGTGGACTTCGACCTCGACAATGCCACCCCGGCGTCCGGTGCACTGCGCAAGCGCTGCCAGGCGCTGATCGAAGGCGTCGAAGATACCATGGGTGGCCTTGCCACTGGCGCCATCGCGCTGCGCGCCGAATGCGGCTCGGCCTTCTTCGCCGATCTTGTGGCCCACAAGGAGGTGCGCGAGACCTACCTCAACACCGCCGCCGCCGCCGATCTGCGCTCGCGCATTGCCGACGAGGTCAGCTTCGGCGGCATCACCTTCCGCCGCTATCGGGGCGGGGCGGGTTTTGGTGTCGCGACCGACAAGGCGGTGTTCTATCCCGAGGCCGTCGACGGGCTGTTCGAGATCTACCACGCCCCGGCCGACACGTTCGAGACGGTGAACACGCTGGGCCAGCCGCTTTACGCCCGGATGATCCCCGATCGGGATCGCGACGAATGGGTGCGGCTCGAAATCGAAAGCAACCCGCTGCCGATCTGCACCCGTCCGCAGGTGCTGCGGTCCGCGCGGCGGACGTGAGCCGTCAGACGGTGACTTCGTACCTTTCCCGCAACGCAGCGAGGTGCTGGGCCAACCAAGTGGCGGGCCCGGCATCATGCCATGTGCGCCAGAGTTCCAGATAGCTCATCGCCCGAAACTCCGGCGTCGACCCTGCCACGCGTTCCGCAAATGCCTTTATTTCTTGGCGGTGGGCCGCGAATTCTGGAGCGGCATCCGGGTTGGCGGGTTCCCAGTACAGATAAAGCAGGGTCACATGCCGATCTCTGAAGCAGCGCGCTAATCCGAACGCGTGCTTGATCAGTTGCGCCGCGTCCAGCCAGACGTAGCTGTCGGGTGCGTCGACAAGGCGGAGCATCTCGCGGAAATATCCCTGTTCGCGTCGATCATCGCGGATTTGTTCGGCATAGGCGGGGGAAAACGCGGCTCGGTGCTTGGCGAGATACTCGGTCAGTTTGGACTCGATCCCGACCACGTTGGTCGGGCCCGAAAGAAACACATCAAGGTTTGGCGCGCGACCGCCACGAAGGCCTGTCGGGCATTTCCGTTCAAATTGCAGCGCCTCGAAGGAGCCGTGGCCCGGCAATGCCAGATCGGCGGTCCTGTTCCGAAAAGGGGCGAAACAGTTGACCGCCAGCCCTGACGACGAATGTGCGGCTCGAAACTTGGTCTGAAGTTCGTTGCCATCCCCGGCCTGCAGGTCAGCCTCGAAATCGTCCGTCGCGACCAGCGGCAAGAGCGTATCGCGGAAATCGGGGGCATAGCCGTTGTCGTCGATCAAGATGTCGGGCCGCTGTCGCGCAAAGGCTGCCCTGAGCTGAACCAGCGCCCGGCTTCGAATCGGGCTCTTTCCAAGTGAAATCTGTTCCATGAGGCCAGTATAGCCATGACCAGCGTGTTTGCATCTGCAATGGACGCGCTCTTCGCCGATCCGAACATCGGCGTTGAGGCGATCTACACATCCGATGGCGGCGCGCCGGTTCTGGTGCGTGCCGTTGTCCGGCGGCCGGACGAGGTGACCAACTTTGGCGATGCCCGCCTTTGGTCGGAAACCACCCGCATCGACCTGCGCGTGGCCGAGGTGCCGAGCCCGCGCCCCGGCGACCGAATAGAAATCGACGGCGACGCCTTCCTTATTCAGGGCGAGCCGGTCCGCGACCGCGAACGGCTGGTCTGGACCGTGGATCTGAGGCCAGCGTGAAACTGAAACTCGCCATCGATCCCGACATCGTCGCCCTGATGGCGGCCGAGGTAGCGGCCGGGGAACGTGCCGTCACCGCCGCCATGCGCGAGGCTGGCACCGGCCTCAAATCCGCCTGGCGGACGCAGATCACTGGCGCGGGGCTTGGCACCCGGCTTGCCAACTCGATCCGCCTCGCCAGCTTCCCGAAGTCGGGTGAAAGCCTGAATGCTGCAGCGCTGGTCTGGTCGAACGCCCCGGTGATCATCGGCGCGCATGACACCGGGCCGCTGATCCGCTCGAAAAACGGGTTCTGGCTGGCAATCCCCACGCCAGCGGCGGACAAATCCACGCGTGGTGGACGGATTACCCCCTTTGAGTGGGAACGCCGCACCGGGTTGCGCCTGCGGTTCATCTATCGCCGCAGGGGCCCGAGCCTCTTGGTGGCCGAGGGGCGGTTGAACACCAAGGGCCGCGCGGTGGCGTCACGGTCGAAAACCGGCCGCGGCGTCGTGACCGCGCCGATCTTCCTGCTGGTGCGGCAGGTCAAGCTGCGCAAACGGCTGGACCTCGCACGGGATGCCGCGCGGGCGGTGGACGGCGTGCCGGGGCTGATCGTCGCGAAATGGGTGGAGGGACGGGTGCAATAGGCAGCCCCCTTGCCCACGAGACGGAAGGCCGTCGGCATGCGTGCGTCGGTTCAGGCAAGCTGAAAAGCAAAGGCACCGGTCAGACCCGGGAAAATCACTGGCATGCAGTGGCGTCCTTGCTGCACAATTGATCCAACGCCGCACAGGAAATCCATGATGCCGTCACCCGCCCGAATGAAACAGGACAATGCTCTGCTGGTAAAGACGCAGCGGGATTTCCGGCGCGCGGCAGACGTGATCGCTGATGCCTGGAGCACTTTCCCGGTGGTGGCAGCCATCGCGGTCATCGGATCCGTTGCACGGCCGCTGTGGAAGGAGGTGCCGCGTTTCGCCGAATATCGGCGCCGCAGGATCCGGCTTTGGCACGAGTGCAAGGACGTCGATCTCGCCGTATGGATCGACGATCAGAGCCTGCTCGGCACGTTGCGGCGGGTCATGGCTGTGGCGCTCAGGAAAGAGCGGGAGCAATGTCCGACCTTCGGTGTCGCAGATCACCAGGTCGACACCTTTCTGTTCGCGCCTGGGACGGACGCCTATCTCGGGCGTCTTTGCCATTTCAACGCCTGCCCGAAAGCTCGGCCTGAATGTGCAGTTGCGGCATGTGGGGCCACGCCGTTCAACCGCGTCTTTCCCGGCTTCCGCGTCTACCATGACATCCTCGCCGACGTGGACGTGGCGATGCTTTACGACAGAACCGCACGTCGCCGACGCTCAGCACTCGATCTTCCCGGGCCCGCCGAAGAAGTCTGATCTCGGTCCTTGCGGCACATCATGAGGGGTCATTGTCCGCAACCTGTCGTGAGACTGCCGCTGAAGCGGCGTTGTTCGCCACGCTCAAGGCCGATGCGCGTTTCCCCGCCAACCCAGTGAGATGACAACCGCCAATGCCCACCACCCGCGAAACCGTCCTCGCCGCCCTGCACGCGCGGCTGCAAACCATTGCCGCCCCGAGCTTACGCGGGGATGTGCTGCCCGAGCGGATCCCTGCCACTGGCCTGATCATCCTGCGCGATGGCAATCCGGGCGAGCCGGAGGTGACGCTATCGCCGCTGAGTTATTTCTACCAGCACCGGGCTGAGCTGGAGGTGGTGATCCAGGCGGGCAGCGGGCGTGACGCGCTGTTTGATGCTCTCACCGCAGATATCGGCGCGGCGCTGGCGGCTGATCGTACGTTGGGCGGGCTTTGCGACTGGGTCGAGGCGGAAGCGCCCGAGCCGGTCGATCTGCCCATCGAAGGCGCTGCAGCACTGAAGGCGGCGGTGATCATTGTGGTACTGCACTACGCCACCACCGATCCATTGACCTGATTTCCCCTCAAGAAAGGACACTGACATGGCACGTGCACAAGGGGCGCGGGCGCAGATGGCGCTCGCATTCGAATCTGTCTACGGCACGCCGCCGGCCAGCGGTTTCACCAGGATGCCCTTCGCTACCGCATTGCTGGGCGCGGATCAGCCGCTCTTGAGCAGCGAGCTGCTGGGCTATGGCCGCGATCCGCTGGCACCGATCAAGGATGCGGTGACCGTTGATGGCGATGTGGTTGTGCCGATCGATGCCGAAGCCTTCGGCTTCTGGCTCAAGGCGGCGTTCGGCGCGCCTAGCACCACCGGCCTTGGGCCTTACATCCACACCTTCGCCACCGGGTCCTGGACCCTGCCGAGCATGTCGATCGAGGTTGGCATGCCGGAGGTGCCGCGCTTTGCGATGTATACCGGCTGCATGGTCGATCAGCTCAGCTGGCAGATGCAGCGATCCGGTCTGCTGACCGCCAAGGCGGCGCTGATCGCTCAAGGCGAGGTTCCGACAACAGCCAGCGCGGCGGGCACGCTGGCGGCGCTCGATCTGGTCCGGTTCGGCCATTTCAACGGCGCCGTCAAACGCGATGGCGTGGCGCTGGGCAATCTGGTC